TCAGAAACATTTCCGGAAATTTCATTAAAATCTCTTCAACAGAAGATCCCGGCTCTCCTACATTAACCTTTAGTCAAACTGCACAAGGTTTATCTTATGTTAGAGTTGGCGGAGAATTATTGCAATCGGAAGAAAATTATACATTTGACGGAAGCAATCTAACTTTTCTCGACGGCAGTATTCCTGAGGGTGCCGCAGAAATTAAAATTAATTTCAATACAGAAGTAAAAATACAAAACTCAAGTGATCCTCATTTCAGACTTCCTTTAAATGAATTAAAATTTGCCGCCACTGACACCGGATTATCTTTTAGTCTAGCAGAAGCTAATACAGCACAAATAACTTATAGTTTGAAAACTTCTGATAATATATTAAGAGTAGGCACTCTTAATATTATATCCGATGGCGTAGCAAGTTACATATATGATACTTCTAATAGCTCATCTAATACTGGAATAGTCTTTTCTCTTGGAATAGCATCTGGTCGTTTGCATCTAAGATATACAAACACTAGAAATCAATCAGCAAACTTTTATTATAGCGTTAAACTTTGGAACACAATCTAACTCATTGGTACGGTACTACTACTGAAAAAATTTTAGCATGGAGACAGTTAAGGCAAGAAAGCATTGACAAGTCTTTGGAATATGTAGTACAATCAGTAAACAATTGGTGGGCATATAGTCTTTGGGTTAAGAAAACTATAGACCCTTATACTCCGTCTTCTTGGCCCACTCCCTGGGAATTAATTAACCGAGGAGAATTTTGTCGTAGTGCAATAGCATTAGGACAAGCATATACTCTTTGGTTGTGCATGCCTAACAATGATATTGAGTTATGGTTGATCAATAACTTTAGTGAAAAAGATATCCATCTAGTAGTAGTTATTGATAAGAAATACATGCTAAATTATACACTGGCCCATGTTTTAAATGTTGACGATTGCCAGTATGAGATATTAAACACGATCACTAAAAATGATCTAGCACACATTAAAATATAATAGAATAAACTCTATACATAGTTAAATAGAACACTAAAAAAGATTTAAGGAATTAGAAATGCTGTCTGCAAAACCCATCACCGTCCTGAAAAGGAACGGTAACAAAGAACCACTCCACATCGAAAAATGGCAAGCTCAAATATCAAAGGTATGTAAAGGAATAGCAGATGTTAGTCAAAGTATGGTTGAAATCAAAGCTCAACCTCATTTCTATGACGGCATTACAACAAAAGAAATTGACGAAGTAACACTTCGCGCCATTGTTAATCTTATAGATGTTGAAGCAAATCCTGACATTGGACATGTAAATTATCAATATGTCGCCGGCAAACAGCGATTATCAATGCTACGAAAAGATGTCTACGGTAGTTATGAAGTACCGCACATCTACGAAATAGTCAAGAAGAATGTAGCAGTTGGATTATATACACCGGAGCTGTTAGAGTGGTACTCAGAAGATGACTGGAACCGCATGAATGACATGTTAGATCATTCCAAAGACGAGCAGTACAGTTATGCAGCCATCGAACAACTTATTGAAAAATATCTAGTTCGCAATCGTGCAACAAAGGAAATTTATGAAACTCCGCAAATTCGTTACATGGTGGCAGCAGCCACTGTCTTTCACAAAGAAGAACCTAACTCAGCTAGAATGCGTTATATCAAAGAGTATTATAATGCTGCCAGTGATGGTCTTTTCACTCTTGCTACTCCTGTGCTGGCTGGGCTTGGCACTCCAACTAAACAGTTTAGCAGTTGCGTTCTTATCCGTAGCGATGACGACCTTGATTCTATATTTGCTAGTGGAGAGATGATGGCCAAGTATGCCAGCAAGCGAGCTGGTATTGGTTTAGAAATTGGGCGCCTTCGACCACTAGGAAGTCCCATCCGTGGCGGCGAAATCATGCACACTGGTATGATTCCTTTCTTGAAGAAGTGGTTTGGAGATTTGCGTTCATGTTCACAGGGAGGTATTCGTAATGCTAGTGCTACAGTTTTTTATCCTATTTGGCATCATCAGTTTGATGATCTTATTGTCCTTAAGAACAACCAAGGAACAGAAGAAACCCGAGTCCGTCATATGGATTATGGGGTTGTGCTGTCGAGTTTCTTCTGGAGAAGATTTAAAAATCGAGAAGACATAACATTCTTCGATCCCAACGAAGTACCTGACTTGTACGAAGCTTTTTATTCAAACACAAAGTTGTTCGAAGAGTTGTATGTTAAGTATGAAAAAACTTCTGGTCTGCGTAAGAAAATAATGAATGCCGAAGAAGTGTTTAAGTCGGGTATATTAAAAGAGCGTACTGACACAGGACGCATCTACCTTGTGTTCATCGACAATGTCATGAACCAAGGACCATTTGATCCAGAGTATCATACCATTTATCAAAGTAACCTTTGCTGTGAAATACTTTTACCTACTAAGCCATTTAAGCGTTTGGATGACGATGCTGGTCGTATCGCTCTCTGTACTCTGGGCTCCATCAATTGGGGAGCATTCCGCAATCCTGAGGATATGCGTAGAGCTTGCCGCATCCTTCAGCGTAGTCTATGCAACATATTGGACTACCAAGATTTCTTGAGTATTCAAAGTAAACTAAGCAACGACGAAATTCAACCATTGGGTATTGGTGTTACTAATCTAGCATACTGGCACGCCAAGCGTGGTTATAAGTATGGTGAGAAAGATGCACTACAAGATGTTAAGACATGGATGGAGCATCAAGCTTATTACTTAACAGAAGCTACCGTTGAGTTGGCCAAAGAAAGAGGCAAGTGCAAAGACAGTGACAAGACTTGGTATGGTCGAGGAACATTCCCTTGGGAACGCAGAGCAGAAGGTTCCAATGAACTGGCAAATTTTGCTCCTGAGCTGAATTGGGAACCTTTGCGTGAAGAAATGAAACAGCATGGAGTTCGAAATGCTACACTGATGGCAATTGCCCCGGTAGAAAGTTCCAGCGTTGTAATTAACTCAACTAATGGCATTGAAATGCCAATGAGTTTGATCAGTACCAAAGAAAGCAAAGCCGGCAGCTTTACACAAGTTGTGCCAGAATATCACAAACTTAAAAACAAATATCAATTAATGTGGGAACAAAAAGACTGCACTGATTATTTGAAAACCGCCGCAGTACTTCAAGTTTATGTGGATCAAAGCATAAGTACAAACACATTTTATAACCCAGCACATTTTCCAGAAAGAAAAGTGCCAACCACTTTAATTGCCAAAAATTTGATGCAATCACAGATTTGGGGAATTAAGACTTTTTATTACAGTTTAATAAACAAACAAGGATCTAAATCGCAGGCAGAAAATGTAGACACTAATAATGTTATTATGCTAAACTTGCCTTCTGTTAGTGAACTAGAAGACGACTGCGAATCCTGTAAGTTATAAAGGACATTATATGGAAAAATATATGGATGATTACGAATCCTATAAACGATATGTTCGTAAATGTAAATGTGGATGTAAGATGCACTGCGGTCATAGTTGTTTAGACTGCGATAATTGCACAGACTGCGAATGTGAATATTGTATAAAAGGTCAAGGACAGAATTAATTATAAAGGAAGTTAAATGAAAAAGAGAAATTATACCCAGGATGAGGTAAAACGATTACAAGGCAGTGTTCAGATTGAACATACATTGGCTAAGAGAGGAGCCGCAAGACTTCGTGCATCTTTAGCAAGCGAACCATTTGTTGCAACGCTAGGTGCTTACAACGGTCAAATGGCTGTTCAACATGCAAAGGCAGGCTTGAAGGCAATTTATTTGTCTGGTTGGCAAGTCGCCGGTGCAAACAATACAGCTAATCAAACATATCCAGATCAAAGTTTATATCCAGTAGACAGTGTACCTCGTGTGGTCAAAGGCATTAACAATGCTTTCCGCCGCGCTGACCAAATTCAAACTATGGAAAAGTTAGAAGGCGTTAGTACCGATGATACAGATTATTTCTTACCAATCGTAGCCGATGCCGAAGCAGGCTTTGGTGGTGCGTTAAATGCCTATGAACTAATGTCAGCAATGATTGAAGCAGGAGCTGCTGGTGTTCACTTTGAAGACCAATTAGCCAGCGAAAAGAAATGCGGGCACTTGGGTGGTAAGGTTCTTGTACCAACATCACAAATGATTCGTACATTAAATGCCGCTAGACTGGCTGCTGATGTTGCTGGTGTTGACACAGTTATCATGGCTCGCACCGACGCAGAAAGTGCTACATTAATTACCAGTGACCATGATCCATTAGACAAGGACTTTATTATTGATGAGCGCACTGAAGAAGGTTTTTACAAATTTAAAAACGGTATCGATGCTTGTATTAGCAGAGGTCTTGCTTATGCCCCTTACGCTGATCTCTTATGGTTTGAAACTTCGACGCCTGATTTGGCACAAGCTAGAAAGTTTGCTGATGCCATCCACACTGAGTTTCCGGACCAAATGCTTGCTTATAATTGCAGTCCTAGTTTTAATTGGCGTAAGTATCTAAGCAGACAAGAATGTGTTGAATTCCAAGCAGAGTTGGGTAAAATGGGATATAAATTTCAGTTTATTACACTAGCAGGCTTCCACAGTGTTAACCTTGCTACATTCAGCTTGGCTGAAGCATACGCACAAGAAGGTATGGGTGCCTATAGTGACTTGCAAATGTTAGAATTTTCCGCAGCCGCGAAAGGTAAGTTCACTACAGTTAAGCATCAGCGAGAAGTTGGTGTCAGTTATTTTGATGCCATTAGCGAAGCAGTTGGTGCAAAGAGCACAGTGGCAAATAAAACATCAACAGAGGCAGATCAGTTTCATTAAAATGAGCAAACAGCAATATAACTTAACTACAAAAACAGACTATTTACATCGCAGGATGTTTCTGGACCCAGCCGGTCCAGTTACTATTCAACGATTCGAAGAAGTCAAATATAAAAAGATTGCAGACTATGATAGTATAGCTCGTGGTTTCTTTTGGCAACCCGAAGAGATTAGCTTAAGTAAAGACGCCAATGACTTTAAGGATGCCAGTGAAGCAGTTAAACATATTTTTACATCAAACCTGTTGCGCCAAACAGCATTAGACAGTTTGCAAGGCCGTGGCCCAACACAAGTATTCACTCCTGTATGTAGCTTGCCTGAAGTAGAAGCATTGATGTACAACTGGGGTTTCTTCGAAACCAACATTCACAGTAAAAGTTACAGTCATATCATTCGTAACATTTACAATGTTCCTAAAGAAGTCTTTAATACGATTCACGACACTAAAGAAATTGTGGACATGGCCAGCGGAGTAGGCAAATATTACGACGACCTGCACAAGATCAACTGTTATAAAGAGATTGATCCTCAAATGGCAGGAGAAGAAGCGCACATTCGAGCAATTTGGATGGCATTGAATGCTAGCTATGCACTGGAAGCATTGCGGTTCATGGTTAGCTTCGCCACAAGTCTAGCAATGGTAGAGAACAAAATCTTTATTGGTAACGGCAACATTATCTCGTTGATTTTACAAGACGAGTTGCTACACAAGGAATGGACTGCATTTTTAATCAATCAAGTAGTCAAAGAAGATCCTAGGTTTGCTAGAGCTAAAGTTGAATGCGAAGCAGAAGTCATGGCCATGTATATGGATGTTATCCGTGAAGAAAAAGCTTGGGCAGACTATTTGTTTATGAAAGGACCTGTTATTGGCTTAAATGCAAACATCCTAAAAGAGTTTGTTGATTACACAGCATTATATGCACTCAAGGATATAGGTATTAAATACCAAGCAAGTGCTCCTAAGTCAACACCAATCCCTTGGTTTAACAAGCACAGTGATACAAGCAAGAAGCAAACAGCATTGCAAGAAAATGAAAGTACAAACTATGTTATCGGCGTTATGAGTGATAGTTTGAATTATGATGAATTGCCAAGTTTATAAGGAAATAATATGAGAATACAGCACTTGCTTGAAACTGTTGACGATAGCTGGTTCAAAGACGGCTTTAAAACTTTTAAAAAAGCAACTCCAGTAAAGTATCAAGTGGCAAACACCGACGGCACATTACAAACATTAGAAGGCCCTGTTAGCTATAAAGCAGGTTACTATATAATGACTGGTCCCAAAGGCGAGCAGTACCCTATTACTCCTGAAAAGTTTGCCACATTATATGACGATAACAGTAATGGTACCGGCACTCCAAAGAAGATTGTTAAAGTAGCTAAACTAGCTGATCACGCCGGGGTAGTTAATACTAGTTGGGGAGAACCTTTAAATTACACAGCAGGCAACGATATTATAGTGCGACACGGTCCTAATGACTATGGCGTAGTTAAAAAAGATATTTTTGCCCAAACATATGATACATCGGAAATGAAATAATGAAAATAGAAATTTACACAAAAGATCAATGCCCATATTGCGTACAAGCAAAAAACTTGTTTAAAAGTAAGGGATGGGAATTTACAGAACACTACATTACAGCAGAAACAAGAGAAACATTGTTAGAAAATCTAACAACTAGGTTGGGACAAACGCCACGCACAGTGCCCCAAATCTTTATCGACGATCAGGCCATTGGTGGTTATACTGATCTAGTAGCGTGGTTAAAAACTCAATAAATACATATATGTTAAAAGAAAATAAAATAGGAAAAGTTGTCAGTATGAAAATGACCAGCGGCGACGAAGTCGTTGGTAAAATCACAGGACAAACAGCAGAGGGCTTGACTATTGCCAAGCCAGTTATTCTTGCTGCTAGCCGAGATGGTTTGACAATGGTTCCTTTTATGATGACTGCTAACCCAGACGGAGAATACTTGTTCAAAGCACACAATATCATGTGTGTTGCAGACACTAACGATCAAGTTAGTGATGCTTATATTGAAAGCACTACAGGTATTAAGCCAGTTAGGAACAGCAGTAGCATTATCGTTTAAGGATTAAGCAATGCCCTATGTACCAGGTGGAACAAGTCAAGGCGACAGCGGACTAGCAGAAGTAAAAGATGTTTACGCTGCCAGTAATGTCTACATCAATAATGTATTAGTAGCATTATGGCAACCACCGGGTCAAAGCGCCGCAAGCAGTTCGTTGTCTTTTAAAATTCCTGAAAGCACATTGTTTTCTCGCCCAGATAGTCCCCAGGCCAAAGATCAACATCCTTACACACCGCCCCCTCCAGGACAAGCACCCACTCCTGCACAAAATGCAGAGATTGGTGTCAAACCCAGCACACCCGGAGATACTCAAGCTCCTCCCATCGAAGACCAACCCCCAACGAAGTGCGAAGGCGGCAAGCCAAATGTATTAGGTTTCTTATCCAAATGTTTAGAAGAAACAAAGACAGGTACTTGGAGAGAAACCGGACAAGGCGGTAAACCAAGCAATCCTAATATACTAGGAATTTGGAAAAACATTGGTTTAGGCTTTAATAGCGATCAAGTTCCTTGGTGTGCTGGTTTTGCTTGTTTTGCTATGAAACAAAGCGGATTGAAATGGATAAGAGAAGCAGGTGCAAAGAACCTTGCAAATAAGCTGGCCACCGGGTCAGTGGATTCGGGATATAAAGAAGTTTCTATAAGTGAAATGAAGCCTGGCGACTTAGTATTATGGGGAACAGGGCATGTTAATTTCTGTTATACTGCCAGCGGTGGAAAATATACATTTGTTGGCGGAAATCAAATGCCAGGCAGAGCAGCAGAACCTCCTGTTCGAGATCCCAACAACGACGGTGATGTAACAGTTAGTTGGCCCAGCGGCTGGACGCCAAGTAGAGGTGGCATTACTAAAGTGGTTAGATTAGACTGTTAATTTCCTGATAAATATTTAGGAAATTAAACTATGGCTAATATTGCACCTATACAAGCTGGTCCTGTAAAGATCACCTTCCCAACAAACTTACCTAAAAATGAAAAGGACCTTATCTGTATGCTTTTGGCAGGCAGACTTAAGGATCTTCTCAACGGTAAACTAATTTGTGCTCAATTAGCTGTAGACGATCTTATCAAAGATGCAACAGGCGTAAGTGCTTTAGGAGAAATTAAGTCAGCTTTAACTGAAGCCAAGGCAGCACTGACTGCATTACAAAAAAACAGTAGCTACACTGACATTTTAAACAATGTCAATAAAGGCTTGAATACTATAAACACTGTTTTTAGTCTCGGCGGTCTTTGCCCTAGTCCTGTACATGCACCTAAGATTCCAGATGTGCTAGGTCAGCTCAATATGAATTTAATGGGACAGGCCAATGATATTTTAAATGCTTTAACAAAAGTTGCTAACCCAAGTATGTGTTTGGGAGGAACACCTGGCGGCGGATTTGGCGTTAACTGGAATAGCCTAACCGGTGACTTAAAGAATTTAAAACGAGCAATAAATCAATTTAAACAAGACCCTGCTCGTTTCAATCAAACCATCAAAGCATTTGAAGCCAATCTTAAAGGACAAGTAAAAAGAATGAAGTCTGAAATAAACAGACTTCAAAAGAATCTAGCAGACCCTTTAGGTATCAATGAAAGGCGAAGAACTGTTCAAGCACTGTCTGCGGCAAAAAATGTCAGTGATGGTTACAAAGTAAAAGACAAGCGAGGAATTCAACAGCCAGTATTAAAATCTATGGTTCCAGCAGATGTCGAACATGTTTTAAATAGAACCGACGCACTTAGCACAACTCCTGTTTTATACGCAACAAGACCTGTTTTAGATTATTGCGGCGATGTTGTTGGCTATGAAAAATATGCAGTGTCCGGCGACCCTAATTACATAGGTTGGGATACAAATCCCGATGCAAACAACGGCGATAATCCAACTGAGCTTCCTTTGCCAACACAAGCCGAGTATGATTATTTGTTTGTAAAATCAGATACAGGACAGATAAAAGTCTACGATACCGCAGGCAATAGTGTAGAAAAGATAACCCTAACCCGAGGAAATCAGTATAGAATCGGAATAGAATTAGATGCTAGCCAAGGTATAAGATTTTACAAACAAAATAATGATCCATGGAATGAAGGCATAACTTATACAAGAGGTTATGGTAACGAAATACAAGTAATTGAACCCGATGAAAGTTTTAATGATTATTTTACAAACGGTGAAATTGACTGGGCAGTACTAATTGAAAGTCCTTCGACACCAGACAGCCTTCATTGGCGTAGTGCAGATGGCACAACTGGACAAATAGAAGTCGCTGGACCTACAAGTATTCCTTTCAAAGACAGGGTCTACGATATTTCTATGGCTGTAAAAAAGGGTTCTTTAAATATTAAGACAACAGAACAGGCAATACCCGACTCGACAGAAAAAATTAAATTTGAACAATTAGTTACAACACGCCGATATAAAGGTAAAACAGTTCGATATAATGTTGATGGTAGTACCATTGAAACTAACACCAACGAAATTCCATTTGGACTAGACGGATATTTTGCGGAACCAGATTTAGAAGCAAATGAACTAACTTCCGCCGCAGGAAACAAAATAATTAAAACTGTTTTAAATTTTGAAAATGGAAAATACTTAATAGTCAAGCGTTATGTCAGTGACGACAATGGTTACGAATTTAAAAAATTAAGTGTTTTTGTTTCTCCTAGTAAAAATGAAAATGATGCCGAATCTTGTATTTTAGTCAACTACAAAGATCCTATAAGTTTATTAAATTCTTCCAAGCTTCCTTTCACAGATAACTATACTCATACACTGACATTTTTAGAAAAGAACAGCCTGGGCGAATATATTCCAACTATAATGCCTATTACAAGAATACAGGACACAACATTCGAACTAATTGACATAGACGATATACAATACATAAGATGGAATCTAACTGATATGCCTGAAAGCAAAGTAAGCGAATTAGGAAACAACGAGTTTGTATTTCAAATTGACTACAAATTACCCGACGATCCTACTAGAACATTTACTACTTCGAACCCGGTGGAATATAGAATGTACTTTAGATTCAAACATGAATCAAAAGGCTCATACGAATTTGAAATTAATTTTTTAGACGACGCTGGTACTCCTCCAATGACATTGGAACTTACAGGTGATGAAACATATATAATTTCATCGGGAGAAGAAATAACACCTTTTATACCAGTAACACCCGTTGATAATGTAGGACCGGTAACTTATTCGATTAACCCTGCATTGCCAGCTGGTTTAGTATTTGATCCTGCTACCGGAGAAATTTCAGGAACACCAGAATAATGGCCAAGTATACTATTACAGCAACAGATAAAGTGGGACAAGTTGCTTCCGCTGAATTCAATATTGTCTTTTCAACGCTGACAGTAGAAGTTATTATTCCTGAATTGGTACTTATTTCAGGAACAGTTATCGGTGCTCCGTTTAAACCTGTCAGAGTATTATCCGGAAAAAGTCCGTTTGTATTTTCTATTTCTCCTGCATTACCTTCTGGCTTAGATTTTAGTACTAGCGGTGAAATCACAGGCTTACCGTTGCCGTCGACTCCTTTACTGGATTATGTTATTACAGTAACAGATGATTCTGGCACATCATTGTCGGAGAATGTTAAAATCAGAGTTTTAGGAAAACCTGAGATTTCAAGTATAACTCCTGTATCAGGACTAGAAACAGGAGGAACAGAAGTTACAATAACTGGAGCTAACTTTGCAACAACAAACAGATTGTTAGTAGATAATACTGCTGTCAATTTTACAGTGGTTGATGATTCAACAGTTAAGTTCGTAACTGCCGAACATCCTGTGGGAAAAATAGGAATTTCTATTGCAACAACGGCAGGCGAAGCAAGCTTAGTTGATGCTTTCGAATTTACGGCAGCGCCTCCTTTAATAGAAAGCGTTTCTCCAAGGGAAGGATTAAACACTGGAGGTTATACAGTAACATTAACTGGCAAACGATTGGATACAGTTACTGATGTCAAATTCGGTAGCACTTCAGCAGAATCGTTCACTGTTAATAGTTCGAGTTCAATAACGGTAACTGTACCAGCTCATTCCATTGGTGATGTTACTATAACTGCTATTAATGCTATCGGCACAAGTAATCAAATTGGATTTACATATACCGATTCAACACCAACTTACTCTATTAGTTCCGATCCTGCGTCCGGTATCTTTAATGAAGGTCAAGCAATTACATGGACAATAACAACAAGAAATGTCCCTGATGGAACTGTTTTATATTGGAGTTTAGTCGGTGGCGTGGTATCCGGTGATTTCGTAGAAGGTATAACCGCAGGATCTGTGACTATTAATGCAGGCATTGCGTCCGTTAAATTGACGGCAACATCTGATCAAACATTAGATGGAACAGAAAACTTTACTTTCCAAGTAAAAAAAGATGATGCAATATCTGGAGCACTGGTTGCACAAACCGCTGCTAGTTTATTAGAC